CTAATTGATTTTAAATTTAAACCAGGGATCGACAAGCAAAGCACAGAGGCAGGTGCAGAGCAACGTTGGATCGATTCTGATAATGTAAGATTTAGATATGGATTACCAGAAAAGGTTGGTGGTTGGTCTTCTCTTGTTAATGAATCTATTGTTGGTGTCGCTAGAAAATTACACTCGTTTGTTGATCTTGAGGGTAATAGATATGTTGCGATAGGAACAGATAAATTTTTACTTATATATTTTGAAGGTAGATTTTATGATGTTTCACCATTAGCATCTACTATATCAAGTGCAACTTTTACATCTACAGGAAGTACAACTGTCACTATTACAACATCTGCCGATCATGGTTTAGAGATAGGCGATATAGTTTTATTTGATAACGTAACCTTACCATCAGGTACAGGTAAATCTAATTCTGATTTTGAAGACAAAGTTTTTCAGGTTATTACAGTTCCAACCTCTAAAACATTTACTATAACTTTTAGCAGCACAGTAAACTCTGCGTCTGGTGGAAGTATAGATCTAAAACCATATGAAAAGGTAGGGCCCTCCGCTCAGTCTTATGGTTATGGATTTGGTATTGGTAATTATGGAGGAACTGTAACTGGTGTTACCACGACAACTTTAAATGGATCGTTGGGCGCAAACACTACAGGAACGGGCGGAGGGTCTACCGTTACATTAACATCTACAACTGGTTTTCCAACAGGTGGTGGAACCATAGCTGTTGGTAGTGAGTTAATTTCATATACAGGTGTGAGTTCAAATGATTTAACTGGTATTACCAGAGGAGCTTTAGGTACAGCAACATTTGGAACATCTAACGGACAAGCACACAGCAGTGGTGCAACAGTATCTAACGCAACAGACTTTACAAGTTTTGGTAATGCGGTTAACGCCGCAACAGTAACACTAGAACCAGGATTATGGTCACTAGATAATTTTGGACAAGTTCTTATTGCAACGATTGCAAACGGTAAAACATTTACTTGGGATGCATCTATTGCAGCAAGCTTTACTACAAGAGCATCAACATCTACTTCTGGATTTGCAACTACAAATAATCCAACAGCATCAAGAGTAACGCTAGTGTCACCAACAACAAGACACTTAATTCATCTTGGAACAGAAACAACTATTGGAACAGCAACGACACAAGATGATATGTTTATAAGATTTTCAGACCAAGAAGATATAAATACTTATACACCCTCTGCAACAAACACTGCAGGAACACAAAGGCTTCAAGACGGTACAAAAATTATGGGTGCTATAAAAGCAAAAGAAGTTATTCTGGTGTGGACAGACAATGCATTGTATACAATGAAATTTATAGGATCACCTTTTACATTTGGTTTTGAACAAGTAGGAACAAACTGTGGATTGATAGGTAAGAATGCAGTTGTAGAAATAGATGGTGCTGCTTTCTGGTTAAGTCCAAAAGGTTTCTTTTTGTTTGATGGTACAGTTAAATCAATACCATGCACGGTTGAAGATTTTGTTTATGATAACTTTGATACTACAAAAGGACAACAAGTATCTGCAGGACTAAATAATTTATTTACAGAGATAACGTGGTCTTATCCAGCACAAGGTTCTACATTTAATGATAAATATGTTGTATTTAATTATGCAGAATCAGCAGGTGTGCCAGGTGGTGTTTGGTACACAGGGACAGAAGCAAGAACAAGTTGGATGGATGCAACCATATATAAAAATCCTTTTGCAACAAAATTTAATAGTTCTGCAACAGGAACTTTTCCAGAAATTATAGGTGAGTCTGGTTTAGGTCAGAGTATATTATTTGAACATGAAGTTGGAAATGATCAGGTTAATCCTGATGGTTCAACAACCGTTGTTCCTTCTTTTATACAATCTTATGACATAGATTTAGAATCAAGAGGTAGAGATTCAACAGGTAAAGCAAGTGGTCCTAAAGTTGCAGGTGAAGTTTTTCTTGCAATGAGAAGATTTGTTCCTGATTTTAAAACACTAATAGGTAATGCTAAAGTAAGTCTTAATGTAAAAAGATATCCACAACAATCAGAAACACAAACAGGTTTAAGTCCTTTTACAATAGACTCAACAACAGATAAAAAAGATACTAGAGCAAGAGGTAGATTTGTAAGTATTAAAATAGAAAATGATGCAGTTAATGAGTCTTGGAGATTTGGAACATTAAGATTAGATTTACAACCGGATGGAAGAAGATAATGCCAAAAATTAATGTAAGAATACCAGAACCAAAAGAAGAGTACGATTTCTCAAACCAAAAACAAATAAATAGAACTTTATCTTTGGTTGTAGAACAATTAAACTCAACATATTTAAGTGAAACAAAACAGGAGCAAGAAAGATTTTCTTGGTTTATAAGTGGCTAATATATATAGAAATGCAAAGGTAGATCTAACTACCACAGATAATACAACGATATATACGACACCGTCCGATTCTAGAGCTATTATTAAAAGTATACTAGTAACAGAGGATGCTGGGTCAGGATGTGATATAACTTTTACCATAACAGATGCTGCATCTGCAGTATTTAATCTATTTAAAGATAAAACAATATCCTCAAAATCAACAACTGAGCTGTTAACTCACCCTTTAATTTTACAAGAAAATGAGGTATTAAAGGCACAAGCAACAGATGCAAATGAATTACATGTTATTGCATCAATACTGGAGATAAATAGAGACTAATGCCATTTATAGAACAAAAAGCAAAAGCAGAATACAAAGACATTAACGGTAAAAGAACACTGGTGATTACACCAGAATGTGAAGTTACTTTAAAAAATTTAGAAACAGGGCAAGAATATATGTCTGATGAAGAAGCAGATAATGATGTAAATAACCCTGAAACAGCCACTAAGAGAGAGCATATCTCTCGTAGTGTAAAATTAACAGTTGAGTCTTTACCACTTGGTAGTGACTCAAATTTATAATATACTGGTACGATGGCGATAACAAGAGCACAACAAGCAAGACAGATGTTAAAAAAGGGTAGTGAACCTGTTGTACAAGGTGGTGTAGAAAACTATCTTGGTAGACAACCTGAAGTTCAAGCTCCTAGAAAATGGCAATCAGGTCCTGATAAACCACCTACAGAATTAGCATACATTACAGAAGCAGAGAAAAAATTATTATTAAAAGAAGATATACATGGATCATTAAAAGATGGACCTAACGAAGGTCCTGCAGGTATTATGTCATTAGATAGTTTTGGTGACATAGGTGGGGCTGGAGCAGCTGGTGTAGATACCGATCCTGGTGGCGGATACGATACAGGACCAGGTGGTGGAGGTTTTACTGGTAAAGGACCTAACGAATCCCCTGCAGATTTTAAAGCTAGACAAGCTAAAGAAATAGCAGCAATTAATAAAATAATCGCTGACGAAGAAAAAAAAGCAAAACAACTTACAGAGCAAGCTAAAAAAGAAAGAAGTTTTCTTAATCGATTAAAAAAAATTAGTCCTTTTGTGCAAAAAGGACTTTATAGCGTTCTTCCAAATAATCCTAAAACAGAATTTAGATATATACAAGATTTAAAATTTAGAAATCCTGCAGCGTATGACAAGCTGCCAGATAATTTAAAAGCTTTATATGAAGAAACAGAAGAAGCAGCAAATGAATTTAGTTCTTACAAAGATTTTGATAAATTTTCTTTTGATGATTTTAAATCTTTAACAGATTTTAATCCAGGTGATACAGGAGCAATGAACTTTGCAGATTATGCTGCAACATATGCAGGAGCACCAGGTTTAAAATTTTCCGGTAATGTGGGTAATTTAGAAAAATATGTAACCGGTAAAGACGAGTTTGGTAGAACCATGTATGGTTACAGAGAAAAAACTGATAATGGCGGACCAGATGAACAAATTATTTTTCCTAAAAAAAATACCGTTGATGCCGATGACTCTGATATGGATGATGACAATACTCAAACAGGTGTTACTAAAGGTCTAGCCCTTAGATTTAAAAAAGACGGTGGTAGAATCAATGCCATGGATGGCGGTATCATGGATGCTGATGTTGTAGGTGGTGAGTTTGATTTTGAATCTGCAAGACAGATGTATGGTCTGGGTAAACTTGTTAAGAAAGTTACAAGAACAGTCAAAAAGATTGCAAAGTCACCAGTAGGTAAAGCTGCATTAATAGGTGCCGCTGCATTTGGTATACCAGGAACTAGTATAGGTGGTTTGTTTGGTAGAGCTTCTTTTATGCTTCCAGCAGGATCATCAGGAGTAACAGGTTTATTTGGAACACAAGGTATAGCACAAGCACTACAATTAGGTAAAATGAAAGCGGGTAATTTATTATTTGGACTTCCTGGAGATACGGGAGGTAGAGTTGCCGGAACTGGTTTATTATCTAAATTTCCAGGTGGTGGTGTAGGTGCAGCAATTACAGCAGTATCACTATTACCATTATTAGGTCTTGGCACAGGTGATGAAACTGAAGAAGAAGCACAAGAGATATTAAGAGGTGAGGGTCTAGATTTACAAGCTATTAGAGACAACCCTGATCAATATCTTGGAAGAAGATTTAGAGCTGAAGGTGGATCTATGAAAGAGCCAGTAGCAAAAAAAACAATGCCACTATTAGATCTGGACGGCAAAGAGATGGATCTAAGAGCTGAGGGTGGTTTTGTGCCTATTGGACGTATGGAGAAAGCAGACGATGTACCTGCAAGATTATCAAAGAATGAGTTTGTATTTACAGCTGATGCTGTTAGAAATGCAGGTGACGGAGATGTAGACAAAGGCGCAGAAGTTATGTATAACATGATGAAGAACCTCGAATCCGGGGGTGACGTATCTGAGGAATCGCAAGGATTAGAAGGCGCAAGAGCAATGTTTCAAACATCGAAGAGATTAGAGGAAGTATTATAATGGCAGTCACAACTACAAGAAATTTACCCGCACAGTTTGTAGAAGATCTAGGTATAGATCTAGCAAAACAGGTCGTAGCTCAATCAGGCGTACCAGTAGTAGCAACAGGTCTAACCGGTATCTCACAACAACCGGGTGAATCTGCTGCCGACTTTGCAGCAAGACAGGATGCTGCAAGAGCATTTACAACAAGACAACAGAGTCTAGCAGGACTTGCACCAACCGTTGCAGGTTTAACCACAAGAGAACAGAGAGCAAGAACACTAGCAGATGCAGGTGTTGGCTCTTTTCAAAGATTTTTAACAAGAGGGGAACAGCTTACGGGAGCTGGTATAAACCAAGCCGCAGCCGGTCAAACACCAACAGCGGGATCTGTTGCAGAGTTTATGTCACCATACCAACAACAGGTTATTGATACATCATTAGCAGAGTTTGACAGACAGGCGAAGGCCCAAGAACAACGGATCAGGGACCAGGCTGTTGCATCAGGTGCTTTTGGTGGAGGCAGAGAGGGTGTACAGTTAGCAGAGTTTGGAGCAGCATCTGATAGA